CCGATCTAATTACTTGATAGTCGTCTAAGGAAGAACCTGGGTCATCGAATTGGTTTCTATCAATCGAGTAAGTGATATTACTTACTCGAACTTCATTAGTGTAGTATTTCAGAGATTCGTATAGTCTCTCGTCCCAAGGTCCCTCATCGTCATCTGAAAACTTGTTTTGTTGCCCTGGACGATTAAAGTCTACTAGCCTGTATTCCTTATTAGAATAGAAATCTAATGGAGTTCCTCCAATTGTAATGTCCTCTACAACCATAGGACCCAATCCAAAATCATAAAGACCATAAAAATTTTGAATTAGATTTTGAGTTTCAGGGTCGGGGCCAATTTCAGTATATGGGTTAGCCGCTAAGATAGGATACATTCTATGTCTTCCATAGACCTTAGGGACTGAGCCATATTTCTTAGCCTGGTTAGATTGAGAAGTGATCGAGTACATTTGTGACTCTTCACTTGAACCAATACCTCCTAGGCTTGGAAGCCCTGGAGGAGGTATCAAACCATTAAGTAAAAGGCTTCCGCCAATAGCTATCCCTGCCGAGACTGCGGCAGCGGCTAACCCTGTAAACCCTAGTCCTGCGGCAGCATACGGAGCTACTACTGCAATAGCTATGATAGCTGCAATTTTAAATAACTGAGCCCCTTCGCCCCTCTTTAATTCAGGAGCAACTAGGACGGTATCAGATTCTTTAATGACTACAATTTCCCAAAAGTCTTTATCGACTTTTAGACCGTTAATAACCACTTGAAAATGGTCAACCAATACTTCCGAAACAGGGTATTGTTCTTCTGTTATTACCCTATTTACCAATTCTTTGATCGTTTCTTTTTCAACAAAAGAGTATTCTTTGGTAGTTTCAGAGAAGGAATTCTTTCTAAATTGTATAGTCATCTTTCTTAACCCTATAAGTGCCTACAATAAGCTTTTCCCATCGTGCCACATTTTCAATCAAGCATCCGCTATGCTTGGAAGTATGAAGTATTTTTCCTGCCCCTATGTAAACGGCTATATGAGATTCTACCCCGAATAATTTTATTAATAGAATATCTCCAAACTCTCTTTTATCTGAGCTTACTTCTTTAAAGTCCTTCATACTAGCGTAAACGATATTTCTCGCCATGTCTCTAGTTTCAGGCACTTCTCCATAGTATTGTTTGAGTTCAAGATTGAAAACTATCTTATAGAATTCTCTGACCACTCCCCAACAATCCAAAGTTTTATAAGGAATTCCTATAAGCTTAGAATAGTCCGGGATATTGTGCTGGGCCATACTTCTCAGATGTTAGCTCAACATTTAAAAAGCTGTCCATGTATAACTTAGCCGATATGCGTTGTTTATTGTAGGAAACATTTCTGAGTTTGAGGTCGGTAAAAGATAATTGAATGAAGTCAGGATTAGAGGCTAGTATTAATTGAAGTTCTACTTCGATTGGAGTAGTTACCGCCCGAAGTTCGTCAATGAGTTCTAAGGATACGTTATCAAATTCAATCGCCACTTCTCTAGCTGTCTCTCCGTCATCAACTGGAAGACGGATATACATAGGGAAAGCTGTAAAAGTTTGTCCATTACTGACAATGTCTTCATTGTTATTAACTAACCTAATTGGACTACTGAATGTCGGATGAAATAAAGTAGCTAGTAATAGGAAAGGGTCAGTAGATTCCTGGGCATATAACTGAGCAATTAGGGCAGGGGAGAGTTGATTGGCCATAGTTTAAGGTAGTTCTTCCCAGGTAAAAGCGACTGTAAAATTACCTCCGCCTATTGATGATACCGAAGCAGGACCTTTAAATCTCCAATTCTTTAATTCTTTAGTAATTGGATGGAGAAACTCAAAAGGTAATACTCCGCCATTTAAAGTTGTATTATAAAAATTATAGAAAGTAGTGTATTGATCTACGGTCAAATAGATTGAGCCGGTCAAAGAATTAATCGGTTTAGTAAATCTTCTTCTAACCTTTTGTGGGCCAATATCCATATCACTACGCAAAGCTGTGTCAGCTATTTGATAAGCAAAGTTAGCTTCCGATAGTAATTGCTGTAATGTACTTGGCCAAGATTGTGCCACTATGTACCTCGTCTTCTAAGTCCGTATTGTTGAGAAAGCTGTCTATCAAAAGAACCGTTAGCAAAGCCTTCTTTAACTTTATTTAAAATAATTACGTCAATGATCTTATCGCCATTAGGTCCAGTTGTCTCTCTTTGTTCTGTCTCAACTCCGGCATTGTTAATCACATTTACAGTTACGTTACTTGGGGCGGCAGTTACGCCTAAGTTACCTTGTCCGTCACGCTTAAGAGGCAGGATAGCTTCAGGGCCAGATTCGCCCATGATGCCAGTTTTAGTTGCATTGGTTCCATAGCTAAACATTGTCGGAGAATTAACAACTCCGCCACTTGCAAAAGCTTGGACTCCTGAAGAAGTAAAAGCACCGCCTTTAGCGAAAGCCCCTACAGTAGCCTGAGCGTCACCTATGTCTGCCCCGGCTCCTAAAATACCTTGGGCCAAAGGTCTGATAATCATAGCTCTTAAAATAATTCGGTTAAGGTCATCGAGTACAGCTTTAGCAAAATCATTGAAGTTGAACTTGCCGGTCTTAGTAAAATCAAAAAGGGCTTGTTCAAGATTGCCAAAAGTCTGAGTAATTACATTGGCAACATTCTGGCTTAAAGTGCCTGCCGATTGAATATAGTTATTTAATCCAACTGCTAAAGCCCCTGAAGGATTAAACTTTTCTTCAAGCTTAATTAGTTCTTCATTGTACTTGTAAACGTCTAATTGACCTGCGGCAAATTTTTGGTTTAGATCGTCTATCTTAATCTCTCTAATCACTTGGTTGAACTGAGTTAATCCCATATTCGATCTTCCAAGTTCTCGATTGTATTGTTCAATCTTAACTGTATTCATCGACTCGTTAAATTGATTGAGATTAATTACTCCGCCTCTAAGGTCGGCATTAAGTTTTTCAATATCTAATTTAGCTAACTCATTTGAATAAGCGGTAATATCTCCGCCCTTGAACTCTCTGTTAAGTTCTCTAACGGCAGCTTGATAATCTTTAGTATTAGTTTTAATTTTTCCGAAGTTAATTTCTTCAAGTCGCTTTTTATATTGCTCCATTGTCATAGAGCCTTCTTTGGCATCTTTTATAAGTTCTGCAAATTGTATCTTTTTCAACTCAGCATTATATTGGTCTTGGGTTATTTTGTTTTCTAAGAACTGAGTATTGAGAATACCTAAAGCCGTTTTGAAATCCAAAACCTTAGCTTTACCGTTTCCGATCGTGTCGGCAGTTTGTCCAAATGCGGCTTCAATAGGTCCTAATACAGCTTTACCCGAAGCGGCAGTATCGAACATAGCCTTAAGAGATTTCTCAGTATCGCTCATTCCATTATCTAGTAAAACATAACTCTTATTTAACTGCATGGACTCTACTCTAAGTTTTTCCATGGCTTCTTTTTGAGCGTAATACTGTTTTTGATACTCGGGAGTTCTAAAACTAAGAGCTATAAATTCAGCTATGCTTTTTGTAGTATCAATTACTGAATCTCTAAAATCTTTCAAGGTAGAGAAAGCTAAGACAAAGCCTGTAACTGCCGCAGTAATAGCTAGAGGTAGTGAAGCAATCCCGGCAACAAAAGAAGTTACAGCTATGCCGGCATTTACAATTGCTCCAAAGAAAGCACTACCCGTTAGAGTTGATACAAACCCAGACAATGCTACAAACGCAGTACCGAAAGCAGCTCCAAGGGCTACTGTGATTTTATAAACTGCGGTAAGCCCTGCGGCTACGGCAAGCAAATCTAAATTTTTAAATACTACATCAATTGCTCCGACTACTTTTTCAGTAATACCGAATTCTTTATTTAATTGATCTAGGCTAACTTTTAATTCATTAATGTTTTTAGTTAAGCCTTCTTTAATAGTCGGACGAAGTTTTGCGGCTTGCTCATTAATGTCTGCCGCACCGTTAGCAATTGCCTGAAAGAATTCAGGAGTAGAAATACCACCTCTCTTCTCAGAAAACTTAAGAAGTTCCCCTCGGGTAATTCCAAATTGTTTCGCTAACTTATCGCCGATAACTACGTTGGCTTCTAAGACTGACCTTAATTCCTGACCTCTTAATTGTCCGGACGCAAGTCCTTGAGATAACTGTATTTGTGCCGCAGTAGCTTCTGCCGCCGTTGACCCTGAAAGCCTGAATGATTTTTGGAGGGTATCAGTTAAGCTAATTAATTGCTGAGAAGATATTCCACTATCGCCTAGTGCCTGACTTAACCTTGCGTAAATTCCTGCAACGTCATCAATAGCTGTGAAGTTATTATTGGCCACTTGGGTTAGTTGATTTAACCTGGCAGTTGCCCCGGCTAATGAGCCCTCAGTAATAAGCAATCGGTCATTCAACTTCTGCATGGCATCGGCAGCGTTGACGATTTCTTGGACCCCAATTCCTGCGAAGCTTAGTCCTTGAATAGCAAGGAAAGCATTTTTAAATCCGCTAATAACTGAAGTTGATTTTTGGACATTCCTATTAACATCGGCAAAGCCCTTGGCAATAGTCTGAAGAGACCTATCGCCTTGAGTGTTGATCTTAACCTTTATTACCCTTATTTGACTGTCTGCCATGGTTAGGTTTGTCCTGTTTCTTACGTTCTAATTCTAATACTTTAGAGTCCATTAGACGAATAAAATATAGGAAGTCGTCAAAGTCCTCAATATCATAGATTTTAGAGTATTCAACTATTGCCGTAAAGGGAATAGGGCCAAGTCCGAAACCGGACGACCTACAAGTAGATAACTCCCTGAAAGCCTCAATGTAAAAACTAAATGCCCCGATCTCCGGAGCTAAGTCGTCAGGCAGTATTTTATTCTTAGCGAGAAGGTTGTAGTAGAAATCTACTCGACCTTCCCACTTACTAGACCACTCGATATATCGGATTAAGAGTTTCCCAAATCTTCTCTAAACGACTCAACTCCCTGACAATACTGGAATAGAGTATTGAATAGCTCAGGAAGATTTTTAAATAGCTTAACTGCGTTATCAAATTCGCATTTAATATCGTTACCTTCTTCGTCAGTTACACCTTTCCAGTCAACCAAACAGCTATCGACAAAAACCTTTGCCATGATCTCAGTAGTTTCTTCGTCAGAGAGTTTCTTAGCGTCGATAAGTTTAGCGTAGGGTTTATGGTACTTGGCCATAGACTGAGCAACTTTAGTTGCGTTAGCTCCGCCAAATCTTCTTAGGAGGAATGATACTCCGATAGATACGTCAAACCATACTCCGTCTTTTTCAAGGTTAGAGTTAGTCTTAAATAGAGAATCTAAATTAGTCTTCATTGTGCTTCCTTTTGTTTCTTTCAGCTATCATTACAGTCTAGTTTTAAGAAGTCAAAAAATAAAAAGGGGAGGTATAAAACCTCCCCAATGAGCTTGATGATCTGAGTGAACACTCTATCCCGGGAATAACTTTTTGACAGCTCCCCTTTAGGATAAAGTTTAACCTCTATAAATGTATAGAGCCGATTCTCCATTAGCTCCGATTTTTGCTGTACCTGTCATCTCAATAGAAATTTGTTGGTTAGCACCGGCAGAAGCAGGGTCAGAGAATGAAGTTTGGATTGCAGGTAAATAGAAGCCGTAGAACCCTCCGCCATTCTTAACCATGAAACCTAAAGCAAAAGGTTCTTGGCTTAGTTTACGAGCTAGGAAGTCCCAGTTAGAGTCAGCTAGGTAAGCAGACAATGAAACTTCAATGCTTGCTTCACCCGGAGAGTAGTCTTTTGGAGCTGCTTCACCGATACAAGTTTGAGGTTGCATATTGTTATTAAGGTTAAGGGCAACTGATTGAATACAAAATACCGCTTCGTCTAATACTCCAGTTGAAGAAGAGTTAACGAATGGCATATCGATTGAACCGTTAAAAGCGTTTGTTGTAGAAGTTGGATTGATTGTTCTTCCGTTAGTGATGAACTCAACCGCAGAATCAACTGGCTCATATTTTGTACCAGAGAACCCGAAAGTACCGTTGATGATTTCGCCATAAGCTACGTTGATGCTCATAGTGTTGGCCATCATACCTTTGTAAATCAAAGCTTTGTTAGATAGGTCAAGGAAAGCTTTCTCAATTGAGAACGACTTTTTATTCTGACCAATTCTAAGTCTGTCAGCACGTTGGAAGCTTGTTCCGGTAGCTGTCTCATCTACTACAGGGCCAGCAGCTTCATTGAATACAACTTTAATCTCAGTCGCAGAGTTTATAGCGACGACTTGAGCCTGAGTATTATTAACAGAATTAGTAAAACCACTAAGAGAAATAATATCTCCGACGTCCAATGCCGCATTAAAATCTCCTGACGCTCTAGTAATTGTTTTTGCAGTAGCATCGATTTCTAGGTCAACTGTGACAGGGGCTTGAGTGTCCCACTCGTCTAACATCGCTGACTCCATAAGCTTTTCAAAAGCACCGTCTTTTGCAAGTTCAAAGTTAACTTCTCCGCCTACTTCAAGACCAACTGCAATTTGACCTGAGCTCATTCTATCCGAACGAATTTGAGCCGAAGCAGTAGTTGTCGGAGTACCAGACAAAGACTCCGAGTTTAAACGGACTGAATCAAAAGAACCTGCTACAGGGGTTTCTCCGAGAGTAGCTTCTTCGATGAAAGTCACTCGGACTAAGTTTGAACTTGACATATTGCATTACTCCTTCAATAGTGAATAGCTTTAAGCACTTCACTAAGTTTCTATTATCTTCAATTAATTGACAACTACAAGTCTATATCCCTGCGGTAATAAATAGCTATCGCTGCCGCAGTATATCCACTTTCAAAATTTAATGTAATGCCCTCGCCAAAATTGGCCGGGCCGACTTGTTCGATTACTACTGTCTCATTAATTCTTCGACCTCGCAATTTATCTCGAATTGCTTCGGCACGATTTAGGATTTCTTTGTGGGCCTTAAAATGAGACACCGCAACTACGTGAATATAGATTGCCCCTATCTCCCTAAAACAACCCTTTTGATTTTGAGACTGGATAGATACAGGCACTTCTTCTGAGCCAATGAATTGAATTCCAACCCAGGGGTCATTGATAGTCAAATGGTAATGGGCAAGCAAATCCTCAATCTCTTCAAAGTGAGCTGTGAGGTCAATAATGTTTTCATCTGGAAACTCAGTTTCCATGAAAGTATTAATAGAGTCTCTAACAAATTTTGAACTCATTGTAGCATCCTAGGTCCTACGTCAGTTGCTCCGGCTTCTACGGCACGAAGTATTATTGTAGGGTAAATATATGGTTGTCCGTAATATCTTGTCCCTCTTTTATGAAACTTAGTTTTTTCAAATGGTCCTGAAATACCTAGCTTATCTCCAGGAAGTAAATCCATCCCAATAAATACATTCTTAGAAAATTTACTCTTAGCTCTAACATAGGCTAGATGATAAGCCCCATTAGGCAAAGTGACTTGTTTCCTTCCCCGTTTCTTTTTTCTGGTAACTTTACGAGGTTTACTTCTACCTTTAGATACTCCGAGAGTTTCGAGTTTTCTAGCGTAAGGTTGTACGTTAATAAACCTAATAATATCTTTAGCTTGAAAGTTGTCTATAGTCTTAAGCCATGCTTCGAGTTGACTCATGCTATTAGCTACTGGAGTATCGTTAAAAGTTACGATATTTGAATTATAGTATCTTCCGGAATCAACTTTAGACCTTGCTAAAATTAATCTATAGGTTTCAATTACCGCTTCTTTAAATTGTCTTCTAGCTACATACTCAATTTGTCCTAGAGGCTTAACATCAAATTTAGATTTACCTAGTTTATTATCAACTACTAGAGTTGGCTTCTTATCGAAACCTCTGTCTTGTTCTTCTTTTAAAGCTTCGTCCGAGATTGTAATTAATGCCTTCTTTGTAAACTGCAATAGCTGACCCAACTCCATAGTCCCAGAAGTATCGTTCACGAGGTCGAAACCTCCTGATACTTTTGAACTGTCTGAGATAAAATAAGATACCGCTACTTTCATTAACTTGTCCTAATTCTAAAACCCATTAGAGCTCCTCCAAAGTCGTACATCTCTCTGACTTCGGAAACAACACTAATGCCTAACTCAGGGTCTTCAATCCTGTCCCCTCTTTTAGGGATAGGGAAAGAAGCTGAGTCTAAGTTTTGTTTTGAGACAATAAATTCTCTGCCATCAATAACCGTTTCTTCCGGTCCTTGTAAGTGTCGGAAGTAATTGGATGGAGTTATTTTTATATTGCCTACATAAACAGTCCCAGGACGTTTAATAATTACGTCCCTAGAATGAATGTTAATTAGGTATTGGAAAGCGTTTTTAATCGACATACATTATTTGAACATTACCAACTACGGCACGTTCGCTCCTGAAGTAATCAAGTACGTTAGCGTGGTTTCCTAAGATAGTTCCAAAGGCACTTTTTCTTTCGTTGTTTTGTAACGAGTAATCAAAGTCGATACCGATAGTACCTGGAATACTAATTCTTTGAATATCGCTTCCAAAGTTAAGGTCTATGCCATTAATCTTTTTATTGTATCTTTCTTGGACTACTGAATAGATGACGGACTTAACAAGTGTAGGAAGTTCGGTATAGCCTGCTACGTATTCGACTTCAATAATGTCACCATGAAGGAAGAATCTTCCGCCTTGGATATACCGTAAAATTGAAAGTTCTTTTGCTAATCTATATTCAGTTACTTCTCTCCCGATTGTATCGGTCTCATTAATATATTCTTTGATATAGTTGACGGTTGAAAGAGGGTAAGCGGCTAACAATAGCTCTTTGAAATCTAAATCATTAGGATATTCTTCACGGTAGAATGTTTGTTTATAGGTGGCTTGCATAAATTTTCTGCCGCAATAGCCCTCAACTGCATCCGAGACTATCTCAAGTTGCATAGTAAGAAAGGCATCGTATTCTGTGACACCGCTATTAAGCCCTAAATAACTTTTCATATCTGATAAACTAACTAGCATAAGCACCTCTTACTAATCATATTTGAGTTCTTGTTCCTATATCAACTAAGAAGGATTTATCCGACAATGCCTGTCCGAGACTTACGGCATAGTGTCCAGAAATTATAGGTTTTATCGTATCTTTTCCCCCAGGAATTATAGGGGATAACCAATAATCTTCTTCAGTATCTAACCCCGACAATTCCAAAGTAGAAATTCCGCCAATCCTTACATTACAAACAGTAGTTCCGAACTTAGTCTCAACCATGCCAAGGACTTTAGAGTTGGCCTTAGAATCGGCTTGAGCATTTACGATTAAGCCTAAGTTATTGATACGGACAAAAGCACCTTCGTAAACACTAGGGTCGCAGTCCATGTATTCTAATAAGAATTTATCTTTAACACCAATTCCTACTTGAGTAGCGGCAGGAGAGTTATAGGAATTTAGACTAGGTATAACGTCAGATAGTGCCGCCCAATCCGACATATAAGTTAGTGTCGTAAGTTGGAAGTCTGAAGAGTAGTTTAATGTCGATGCCTGAGAAGACATTACTTGATCGTTAAATAGGACTGAGATTCCTGTCTCGCCTAAAACCAAGTCATCAACAATTTGATCTATTTCTTCTTTAGTGTAATAGCGTTCGTCACCTCTAGTCTCATTTAGGTATTGAGGATGATCGTCGGCATCTAAGTTTAATAGTTCTGAGTGATTGTTATTAAGAGCTGAAGAGGTTAGAGGTTTATCGTAATTATATCTATCATCTTCAACATAGATAATTCTCGATTTAACTGTATTATTATAGTTAGTCGAAGTCTCGTAATAGATTGTATAGAGAAGCTTCATTTCAGGACTAGGCAAGTCACCGAAGTTGATTGAGCCCCAACCGGCCTGTACTTGGGCTTCAGCTAAGTTCTGATATTGTGCTTGTCCCAGAATACCAATTACCGGTTCGTAAATGCTTGTAGTAGCAAAGACATAAGTAACAAGAACTTTATTGTTACTAGGGGCATCTACTAACTCCCAAGTAGTTCCATTGAAAGCATTGTATTTAGCTCTCTCAGTTCCAGGTATAAGTGGAAACTGAGTTGCCGTAGTCTTCTTCCATATATCGCCCTGCCTGTACCATATAGGTAGGTAAGCGATTGGATTTAATCTTTGTTCAAAGTTATTTGTAGGGATTGCATTATTGACTAGGTTAACAACAATATCCTCGTCGGCAATTCTCATATTGCCGATAGAGATTTCCATGTTAGAATCTAATGACCCGTTACCTAAACTATAAGCTACTTCCGCACCGGAAACTAATTGAGTCCCCCTAGTAGTATGGAGGTTAAGATGAGTCGCCCCATCCATGGTAATACCATGACGCTCATCTCCGACTGTGACTGCCTTACCGGCTTCAGCATCAAAATAAATATACGAGCAATAAGCTACCTTAGTAATTAGGTCTAAATTAAATTCGGTAATGATATTTAAGTTCTTATCAATGTCGAAGTAAATAAAGTAACTTCCCGAAACATTAGGGAGAGTTATAAATTTAACTTCATCTATAACAAGTTTAGTGCCTCTTATGTAAATTGCATAAGATTCATCCGTAGGACCAATGACAAACTTTCTATCGACTTCATTAAATTGAATGAAGCTGTCAGTACGATTAACAAATCCCGTTGGCTCATTTGTATCTAGGAGAATATCCATCGGGAACGGTTCTCCAGGAGGACCCTGTTCCCCTTGAGGTCCTTGTTCCCCTTGAGGTCCTTGTTCCCCTTGAGGTCCTTGTTCCCCTTGAGGTCCTTGTTC